CTTCTATTGAGGCAAGACTAACAGCATTGGAGGCTTAGAATATGTCAGGATACATTGGCACACAGCCAGTACCACAGGCCACACAGACAAGGGATAGCTTTACAGCTACATCTGGGCAGACATCGTTTGCCACTGGTGGGTATACTCCTAACTTCTTAGACGTATATTTGAATGGCGTTAAGTTAGCTTCCGCAGATTATACGGCGAGCAATGGATCAGATGTTGTCTTAGCATCAGGTGCAGCTACAGGTGACATCCTAGAGGTTGTTGCATTTACAACATTTAACTCAGCTAGTTCTAGCATTGACGACAATGGTAACGCCACAGCAATTACGATTGACAGTAATGAAAATGTAATGGTGGGTAAGGCTGTAACAAACCTTGGCACTGCTGGTATAACTTTAGGTGAATCTGGTTTTGGAAGTTTTACAAGGTCTGGATATGAACCATTAAATGTAAATCGTCTTAGTTCAGATGGTGCTATCGCCAAGTTCTACAAAGATGGTACAGAAGTAGGTAGTATTGGAACATTAGTTAGTTATTTAAACATAGGAACTGGTGACACTGGTTTATTGTTTCAGGACAGTAATGATTTTATAGGGCCGTGGAACGCCTCGAGTAATGCAGGTAGAGATGCCGCTATTGATTTAGGAACTGGTTCGGGTGGTCGTTTTAAAGACCTCTACCTCTCAGGCGGTGTATACCTCGGCGGTACTGGGTCGGCTAATAAGTTGGAAGATTATGAGGAAGGAACTTGGACTGCTGGTTTTAGTGGGACTACAGCAACTAGTATTAGCAACACCACAGGTTACTATACAAAAATTGGTAATACTGTTCATTTCACTTACTATTCAAGTCAGGTAAATTTAGCAAACGCAGTCGCAGGGGGTGCAAGGATTACTGGATTGCCTTTTACCTCAAGTAACTCATCACAAAGATATGGATTGTTTTTAACATCTTATGGTAATGCTGTTCAGGGTGAATCCAATGGTGGGTATGTAGCAAAAAATGACACTTACATGAATTTTATGCTTCAGGAGTCTAACGCTGAAACGACTTGGTATAATGGAACAGGTAAACGCATTATGGTTGCTGGAACGTATATGGTAGACTAACCCATTGAGTATCTTTGGGTCGGACAGGTGGCAATAAAGCCACGATAAAACAAAGGAGGCCAATATGGCACTTACAGAAACACAAGTAGAAGATAAGATTGAAGTCGTTGGAGATCACAAGCATGTGCAAGTTCGTACAGCTACAGTGATAGCCAGAGATGGAGCAGAGATCAGCAGATCATTCCATCGTCACTCATTATCTTGCTCAACTAAATCAGACGATACATGGGGTGACACGGACATCTCAGGTGAGTCAACAGAAGTACAAGCAATATGCAATGCCGTTTGGACAGACGCAGTGAAGACTGCATATCAAACAGCAATGGATGCAGCAGAAATATAAAGGGGTTATCTAAATGACTAAAGCTAGACAATTAGCAGACTTGGGTAACGCCTATGACGATGGGGCTTTGTCGAACAGGAATATGATAATCAATGGTGCTATGCAAGTGGCACAACGTGGGACGAGTGCTACAACATTTGCATATGGAACTGTGGATAGGTTTAAACCATCAGAAGGTAGCACAAGTAGTTTAGCCATAACTCAAACTCAAGACACAAACGCACCTTCAGGTTTTAGTAACTCTTTTAAAATTACAGTTAATACTGCTGAAACAATGTCAGGGTCAAAACAGTTAGCATTTTTCCATGCTATAGAAGCACAAAACCTACAACAACTAGGGTACGGAACATCTGATGCAAAATCTGTAACTGTTTCGTTTTGGGTTAAGTCAAGTGTAACAGGTGCTTACTGTCTATCACTATACGAAAATGATGATAACAGGAATATTGGTGCTACTTATACAATTAACTCAGCCAATACATGGGAATATAAAACTATAACTTTTCCACCAGATACAGTCGGTGTAATAGACAATAACAATGGTGGAGGTTTGGAAACTTACTTCTTCCTTTCTGTTGGAGCTGATAGAAAATCAGCAGACAATACTTCATGGGCAACATGGTCTGCCGCAAGGTTTGGCTATGGGCAAGTAGCTGACGTAGCAGGGACAACTAACGCAACATGGCAAATCACAGGAGTCCAACTAGAGGTCGGCGACACTGCAACTCCATTCGAGCATAGGTCATACGGAGATGAACTGGCGAAGTGTCAGAGGTATTATCAAAAATTTCCTGATGCATTGCAACTTCCAGCCTATCAAGATGGTAGCACTGGTGTAAATGCTAGTCTTAAACTAAGTCCAAATATGAGGGCAACAACACCTTCAATAGCTACTGACGGCAGTGTTTATCTTTGGAGGCATAACGGATTTCAATCTCAAGAAAACCCTACAATTACTCCCTCGTCTATAAGTGGTTCTAATATAACTTTAAGTGTAGCAGGGTATTCTGGGGGATCTAATGGTTATGTTGCCAACCTTTATATAAGTAACTTGGAGATTTCAAATGAGCTATAGCATTAATCAATATACATCTATTATTTTAGATAAGACTATAACATCTATAATGTGTGGTGTTACAAGATTTAACATCCCTATGGATGCGCAAAATGCAGACTATCAACGTGTACTTGATGATATAATAAAACACGGCGCAGACTGCTTTGAAGGTGACATCCCAGAAGATTTACAGGCTTCAGCAGATGCTAAAAGGGATGCCACATAGTGAATAGATTAATATTAGACACAGCCAATCACCACTACGCAGAGATACTCAAGCAAGTCGAAGCTGGTACTTTAACTATTGCGGATGCTGAGTAAAGAAACTTTGAGGTTGACAACCGTAATCAACTTGGGGTATAATGGCAACAATAGACCAAATAAGACAAGCAGCTGAGACTGACTTAGCAACATTCATCAAACTGATAGCACCTGAACAAGTACTAGGGCAATGTCACGAAGATGTTTGTGATTGGTGGACAAGACCAGATCATAAGTCACATCAGTTATTACTGTTCCCTCGTGATCACGGTAAGTCAAGACTTATAGCTTATCGTGTAGCATGGGAATTAACAAAAGAACCAACTCTTAGAATCCTGTATATATCAGCAACAGCTAACCTAGCTGAGAAACAATTAGGATTCATAAAGGGTATCTTAACTTCTGAGATATACACAAGGTACTGGCCTGATCATGTCAATGCTGACGAAGGCAAACGTACCCGATGGACAAACTCAGAGATTATGCTAGACCATCCTGATCGTAAGAAAGAAAATGTTCGTGACCCATCTGTTTTTACTGGCGGCCTTACTACTTCTCTTACAGGGATGCACTGCGACATTGCTGTACTCGATGATATAGTCGTATACGAGAATGCGTACACAGGTGAAGGCAGAAATAAAGTTAAGAGCCAATACTCTCTTTTGTCATCCATTGAGGGTGCTGACGCAAAGGAGTGGGTAGTAGGTACTCGTTACCACCCAGCTGACTTATATAACGATCTTCTACAGATGACAGAAGACTTGTATGATGATGACGGTAATAAGACAGGTGATGACAACATCTATGAAATCTTTGAGAGGCCAGTTGAAGATAGTGGTGATGGTACAGGGCAGATGCTATGGCCTCGTACTCAAAGGAAAGACGGTAAGTGGTTCGGGTTCGACATACGAGTCCTAGCTAAGAAAAGAGGACAGTACCTAGACAAAGGACAGTTTAGAGCACAGTACTACAATGACCCAAGTGATCCTGATAATGTACCTGTAGGTCGTGATAAGTTTCAGTATTATGACCGTAAACACCTAAGACAAGACAATGGGTACTGGTTCTACAGAGACAATAAACTTAACGTATATGCAGCAGTTGACTTTGCATTTAGTTTATCTAAGAAAGCTGACTATACAGCTATCGTTGTCATAGGAATAGATGCTGAGAATAATGTGTATGTGTTAGATATTGACAGGTTTAAGACTGACCGTATATCTGATTACTTCCAACACATATTTGATTTGTCAACCAAGTGGTCATTCCGTAAGATGAGAGCTGAGACAACAGTAGCTCAGGTTGCAATCGTTAAGCAGCTAAAAGAATTAGTTAAACAACACGGTCTATCTATAAGTATAGAAGAGTACAGACCTAACAAGAACCAAGGTAATAAACAAGAACGTATAGCTTCAGCTTTAGAACCTAGGTACGACAACCTTAGTATGTGGCACTACAGAGGTGGTAATACTCAAATACTAGAGGAAGAGTTATCCTCTCGCAACCCACCACACGATGACGTAATCGACGCATTGGCCTCTGTGGTAGACATGGCTATAAAGCCCTCACGTAGTGTAAGACGTACACGAGATAACGTTGTACAATTTAATTCAAGATTTGGTGGAGTTTCCTTCTAATGGCTGGCACAACAGTTGACATCGAAAATATTATTAATCCTCACAGTGTAGCAGTTGACATTGCAGACCGTTGGACATCATGGAATAATTCTAGAAAACCTAAGCTAGAGGAATGGAAAGAGTTACGTAACTATATCTATGCTACAGATACTCGTACAACATCTAACTCTAAGTTACCTTGGACTAACAGTACGACAACACCTAAGCTGACACAGATAGCTGACAACTTACATGCTAACTACTTCTCAGCTTTGTTTCCACAGAAACGTTGGTTCAGATTCGAAGCTGAAGACCAAGAGTCTAACACTAAAGCTAAACGAGATGTCATCCAAGCCTATATGGATAACAAGGTTCGTCAGTCTAACTTCGAGAATACAACAAGCAAAATACTTAATGATTACATCCAGTATGGTAACTGCTTTGCTACTATTGATTTTGTCAAAGACTATACAACGTATGAGGATGGTGAAAGGGTTGTCAACTACATAGGTCCTAAGCTAGTACGTATATCACCTTTCGATATTTGTTTTAATCCATTAGCACCTGACTTCGATAACTCCCCTCGATCGTGACTGGGAAAC